AGTGCAAGTGCTAAAAAATACCAATTAATAAAATAAGTTTTGCCTACGTTGTCGTGTCCTAAAATTATGCAAACTTGTTTACGTTTGAATTTTAAATATTCATCAAGTCCATTTCCAAGTTCTAAACCGTGTTTTATTTTGCCGTCACGGTAGTTCAATAAATAGTCAAGTGCTGAACCGTTAGTTAATGTATCCATATTTTCTTGCTTTTATTTCTTCAGGTGAAATTCCTTCGGATGTTGGTTCGTTTTTCTGTAGCCATTTTACAGCCGTTAAATATAAACTTTTATATTTAGTATTTTGCTTGTAATTCTCTATGTCGTTTAATACGTTGTTTATTTGTGTAATTGTATGTTTATCTAATAACTTTTTTACTTCGTCTTCAGTAATAGACAAATGAGCGAAGCTCCTATATATATCTTTTACATTTACACTTACATTATCATTAACACTTACAGCTATGTTTGCTATCGGTTTTATGCGTTTGCTATCGTTTGCTATATTTTGCCATCTTTTTGTTGCTCCTGCTACTCCAGCTTCACTTCGTTTTTGTTTCTTATCGTCCCATTTCAACAAGTCACGTTTTAAACTTTGTTTAATTGGTTCAAATGCAATTTCAGTTATTAAGTCTTCGCATTCTGGGTTTAAATCGTTTACATACTTTAAAATATGCTTAAACAAAACTCCTGCTTGTTCATCTGTTAATTTTTCTATTGTATGTATTATGTCACTATACAATATAAACCCTTTTTTTTCTTCAGCCATACTAATTTTTTTAAATAAAAATACCCCTGCTCAATCCGTTGCGTCTAACTTCAACTTCATAAACAAGGGTAATAATTCCTTTTGTACTTATAATGTTAGACGAGTACAGTTGCAAATTTAACAATTAATTCTAAATAACAGTTTTTTTAATTATAATTTGTTTAATACATTTAATTCATAAAATTTTGTGTTTATAAAATCAATAAATGCAAAAGAACAGCCACTTGTTTTACCTTTATAAACATCCATATATTTTTTATAATCATTACTATTTAATAATCTTGGAGACCTAAAAAAATCATTTTCAATCGGTATTGTTAAATTAGATTTTGCATCAAAAGCATCAGGTTTATAAAATTTTAAATCTTGTAATTTACAAAGTTTTTTATTTTTTAATAATAAAAGCAAATTAATATTACAGCTATATTCTAAATTTTTATAATTCTCATAACATTCTTTTTCAATGCCCGAACTATTTTTTGCGTCAATTAAAATAGATTTGTTTTTACCTACTATTGTATAATCAGGGTAATATCTTATAAATTTTGAAGTAACATCATTTTTAAACTTTACTTTATTTACTGCATCTTCATTACTTTTATAAAATTCGTATCCACTTTCGAAATAAGATATTTTATTCTCTTTTAAAAAATCATTAAAAAAATTTGTTAAAATATCTGAATACTCTATTCTTTTTTTAAATTCGTTCATAAGTCCCTATTCTTTTAATAATATCAATACAGTATTGTTTATCAATTTCTGCATTATAACTAATCCTGTTCATTTTTTCACACATTAATAAAGTTGTTCCGCTTCCTGCAAAAACATCAATTATAATATCTTTTTCATTAGTAAACATATCTATTAAATGTATCATAAAATCATAAGGTTTTCTGCCTTTATGTTTTGTGTCTTCAGTTTTTGAAATATCTATATTTATTTTCCAAAAGTCTTGCGATATTTTAGGTTTAACTTTTCCAAAAATAGATGTTTTAATTACATTTGCATAGCCACATTTTCCGTGTGTCATTCCGTTTGTTATCCAACAAAACATTTCCCAAATATAATTCATATTAGTTTCTTTGTAAAAATTGCAAGTGTTCCACCCTCCAGGTGTTACCGCTACAACATCAGCATAATTTTCTATATAATCTAATTCCCATTTATAATCAAAATCCCATTTGTCTACTCCTGCGTTATAAGGCGGGTCTGCAAAAGCAAATTTAGCTTTAGGTAATTTTTCAATAAATTCTTTATCTGTATTACTGCCAAAATATAAAAATTGTTTGCCTACTTTATACCATCCTTTTTCAATAGTAGTTTCAATATTTTTTAATTCTATATTTGTTATGCTTTCAATTATTTGTTTTTGTTCTTCTTTTTTTTCTGCTATTTGTATTTGCTTTTCTTCTTTTTTTATGTCTTGGTATGCTTGGTTAATACTTACTTCGCCTGTGCTTAATTTTGCTTTTACTTCTGGGGTTGCTTTAGCTTGTATAACTTTTACTTTGCCTAAAGTTCTTTCTTTTACATCCGCAATTTTAGCAATTTCTTTTCGTGTGTCTATTGGTTCACTTTTTGGCAATGTTGCCAAAAGGTCTGTGCGTTTGCCTTGTTGTTCTTTTGCTTTTTCTTTAAATACACTTTCAAGTTCTAAAGCTAAAACGCTTCTTTGGTAGTTGCTTAAATTTCTTCTACCAAATTGGTTGTTTATCATCCATTCTTTAACTTCGTTTTCGTCTTTAAAACGTTTAGCTTCAGTTTCGTATTCTAAATTCCAACGTGTAGCAATTTCATAACGGTTGTGTCCGTCAATTATAAAACCGTTCCAAGTTATTATTTTTTCTCGTATTCCTTCGTCTAAACAATTTTGTTCAAGTTGTTTAAATTCTTCAGCAGTTAGTGCTGGTATTAATTTTTTAAATTCGTCTTTTATTTGTATCATTTTTTTTTCTTTAAAGTTAATAAAATTTATTTCTTATTCTTAACTGAATTTTACGCAAGTCTTTTAAGTTCTTTGCTTCTTTTATTTCTTTTCTTAAGTCAAGTTCTGGACGTTCTAAACTCAAAAGAAGTTTATAATATTCTATGTCGTGTAAAAATACTTTGTCGTTTACATCGCTTAAGTCTTGGTAAGTTTTTAAACCGTGTAATATTGTTGCGTGGTTCATATTAAACAAACTTCCTATTCCTTTGAGTGTGTGTCCGTCTTCGCGTAGCTTCCTAAACAAATAAATTCTTCGGTGTATTATTTCACGTTTTCGGTTTTTTTCTGCAAGTCCGTCTTGTTCTATTATTTGTTTTATTAGTTCTATCATTTTATAAGTTTTACTTTGTTAAACATATCTTTTTTTACTGCATATCCAAGTGCTTCATAAAGTTTTAAGTACCGGTAAACTGTTCTTGAACTTACATTTAAATATTTTGCTATTGTGTTTATATTTCTTGGTTTTTCTTGAAGGTGTTGCATAAGCCTTATACACCTGTACATTTTATTTTGGTTCATTTTATAATTTTTATTTAAATATTAATTCTTTTTTTATAGCCATTGCAAATATCAAGAATAAAATCTATTCTATCTTCTTCAGAGTCAAATCCTGTCATCATTTCTTCAAGTGTACTTTTTAAAATACTTACTTGTTTTTCAATTGAGTCATTTTTCTTATATCTCTCCATTGCTTTGGCTTGGTTAATTTTATTTCTAAAATCAGGAGTACAATTTTCAATACTTCCAAAATGTGTTTCAATTAACCATTCTACTGCTGTTTGTTTCATTTTTCTATTTGTTTAATTTCTAAAATAATATCATCGTTTTTTTGAATTAAGTTTTTAACGTGCTGGAAGTCGTAAGCTTCAACAATTCGTGTTTCTAACTTAACAGGCGCTCCAACATACGCCCAAGTTTTAAAAGTTGCTTTAAATCGTTTCATAGGTTTTTGTATTTGGTTTTCGTTTTTTTTAATTCTACATATTTCTAAATAAAGGTGTAAGTCAAATGAACCGCGCCATTGTCTTTTCCACCAATCCATTTGCTCGTAAATCGTTCCTGTGTTCATAGTTCGTGGTAAAAATTATAGTTGCTTTCATCGTTACTTACCTTCCACTCCCAAAAATTGTAGTGTGCTAAATCACTGTTTATTGCTTCCTGCATTTCTAAACGTAAGTCTTCTAAAAGACGAACACCCAAAACGTGCGGTTGTAAATTGTCGTCTGTTTCTGTTAACCACTTTTGACTAACATCAACGTCTAATTCAATAAACGCATATTCCGAAACTTCGTCCCAATCGTTGAACTCCCAAGTTCCTGCAATTGAATATTGCCAACCTAAAAATTCGTAGGTTAATTCCCAACCTTTATTCCAAAATTCTAAATTTCTATTTTCCATCTTACAACGCTTTTAAATACATTAAACAATAGAACATACCACCCAACACAATAAAAGCCGTTAGAGTGCCTAAAAAGTGCCTTAAAAACGATTTATGTTCTTGGGTTGTTGGTGTAAAGTAATCAATTAAGTTTTTCATAGTCTTATTTTTTAAATTGGTTAAATAAATTTTCTACTTCCTGCAATTGCTCATCGTCTAAAAATGTACATAAGGTTTGAATGATTAAATGCAGTTGGTTCGTGTTGTGTTTGTTTTCCTGTTGCTGAACTTCTAAAAAGTCTAACGTTGTTGCTAATGGTGTTTTCATAGTTTTTAATTTAAAATTATATATTTATTTATTTCTAATTGAGATATTGGAAAAAACCGACCAAAAGAATATCTGTAATATCTTAATCCTTTTTTTGTCATTTTAGTATGAATACCAAATTTTTTTCCGTTTTCATATTTAATTAAGTTTCCTGTAAATTTCATTTCTGTGTTCATAGTTTTTGTTTTTGTTTTCGTTAATAATTATATGCAAATATATATACTATTTTAATAACTACAATACTTTTTAACAATTATTTTTAATTTATTTTTAATTATTTTTTAAAACCCTTGTGTTTATTACGTTTTCTGAACAAAAAAAAACGTTATAAATATTCATTCTAAATAAGAAAAACACGTAATTAAGGTAAATTTTACCTAATATCGTATTAGAGTAAAGGTAAAACATATAAAATTTTGATTGTTATTAGGGTTATAACCATAAAAATGTCAAGTTTATAAAACATTTCTATTTAATTAATGTGGTAATTTTTGCCCCTTATCCTTTATTAAAATGTCAAGTTTTTGCTATTAAAAACTGGACAATTAATCGGAATTATACCTATTATGTAAAGCATATCTTACAAAAGTGTAGGTATTTGTAAACTTTATTTAGCATTATTAGTGCAAAAAAAAACAGCTACGTGCTGGGGAGCTTATAACTGTTTTCTTTTAACTAACTATGAATTGCAAATATATTAAAAAATATGTGTTAAACGTGCAATTTGTCCAAATTCTTTATGGTGGATGTATCCTTCAACGGCTTTTGGAACGCCTGTATATCCGTTTTTATGATGCCAACTATCACTTCCTGAAGCACTGCGTAACGTTTCAAATGTTACTCCAATGAAATCTTTGCTTGTTTTGTGGTGTACGTGATGCGAATAAATATATCTATGTTTAGTTTTGCTCCAAAGTATTGGAAACTCGGTTGCAAGTAATAAAGGTAAATGTTCTATTTTCGCTCCGTCACCGTGTGTTGTGCCTATTAAATTACTTCCGTACCTAAACGCTTTTCTATGTTTTAAATCTACATTAAAACGAATACTTGACTTGCTGAAGTGTGCTTCTATTAATTGCAT